TTTAACATCCAACGACTAGGACTATGGCTGACGTATAACCAAAAGTCAGAGATCACGGCCAACGAGTGGGACGCTTTACAGGTGGATAAGTTACCAAAATTAAAAGGGCCGCTATTTGTAGGCATTAAATATGGCCATGACGGTAATAACGTGGCTATGTCTATAGCGGTCAAAACCCAGGACGATAAAATCTTTGTAGAGGCCATAGACTGCAGACCTATTAAGGACGGCAGCGTATGGCTTTTAGATTTTATCAGAACAGCACAGGTTAAACAGGTCGCTATAGACGGTGCAAGCGGTAAAAATCTGTTAGCTGACACTATGAAAAGTGCAGGGATGCGAGAGCCAGTACTTGTTAAAACGAGTGAGTATATAGACGCTAATACTTTATTTATGACTAAGTTAAGCGCAGCGTCGCTCGTACACATGGACCAGCAGAGCTTAAGGCAGGTTATAACCAACTGTGAGCGCCGAGCTATAGGATCAAATGGCGGTTTTGGGTTTAGGTCACAGCTCGAGGGTGTAGATATTACGCTTATGGATAGCGTGATACTGGCCGTTTGGGCGTGTAACAACGCCAAGGAGGGACATAAGCAAAGAGTTAGCTACTAACAGGGTTATACCTGTTTGTAAAAAAGAGTACGGATACCAACCGGTTAAATGGGGAGGAGTAATAATGTCAGATTTTAAAGTTATTGAGACGCAGGAGCAGCTAGACGCTATTATTAAGGACCGTATAGCAAGGGCTGAGGAAAACGCTGAGAAAAAATACGCGGAGAAGTACGCAGACTATGACAGCATTAAAGCCCAGCTAAGCGAGAAAGACGAGCAGATAACGGCTCTTAGCTCACAGCTTAAAGAGACTACAGACAAAGTAGCCGGCTACGACGGGCAGATTAAAGAGCTCGAGGGCAAGATAAGCGCTTACGCGACGGACGCGGTAAAAACCAGAGTGGCGCACGAAATGGGCCTGCCTTATGAGTTAGCCGGTAGATTAAACGGGAGTAACGAGGAAGAAATACAGGCAGACGCTAAAAAGTTTAGGGATGCTATTAAAGCAACTAGACCAGCAGCGCCGATCGGAGAAGCAGAGCCGATAACTAACGGCAACAGCACCGATAACGCGTTACTCAGCGTAGCTCAAAACTTAGTAAAAGGAGAATAAAAATGTCAACGACAGCACAGACAACCGGTGATATTTACTCACCACAGCTCGTTACAGAGCTTTTTAACGGTGTAAGCGCTCATAGTGCGCTTGCAAAATTAAGCCCAGCACAGGCGATGCCTTTTTCGGGTAGCAAGGTAATGGTATTTACCGCAGACGGAGAGGCTCAGCTCGTAGAGGAGCGCGGCGCTAAGGCTGCGTCAGACGCAGATGTAACGCCTGTAGTTATGGCTCCTAAGAAGTTCCTCTTTCAGAAGAGAGTCTCTGACGAGTTCCTTAAGGGAGCAGACGAGTACAGAGTAGACGTACTCAGAGGCTTTAACGAGGGCTTTGCAGCAAAGATCGCACGCGGTATGGATATCGCAGCTATACACGGACTGGAGCCGTCTACACTCACAGCGGCAAGCTTTAGGAGTACTAACAGCTTTGACGGACTGGTTGACGCTACACACGTTATCACTCTTGGTACAGATCCGATCGACGATACCATGAACGCCGCAGCGTCACTGGTAGACGGGACAGTAAACGGAGTAGCACTGTCAAAACTGGCAGGCGCAGCGCTCGGTAATATCAAGGCAAATGGAGCGGCTGTATATCCAGAGTTCCGTTTTGGTCAGAATCCGGCAGCGTTCGCAGGGCTCAACTCAGACGTAAACAGCACCGTATCAGCTCATACTGCAGACGCAACTAAGCAGGATATGGTACTGATCGGTGACTTTGCTAACTTTAAGTGGGGTTATGTAAACTCTATCGAGCTCGAGGTTATCCGCTATGGCGATCCCGACGGAGCAGGTAGAGACCTTAAGAGATATAACGAGGTATGCCTGAGAGCTGAGGCTTATATCGGCTGGGGTATCCTTAACCCTGATGCGTTCGCTATTGTAAACGCTACAATATAAACGGAGGTAAGTAATGAGTAATTACGCCACGTTACAGGACGTACTAAGCATAACAGGGGCGTCATATACAGAGGCCGAGCAGGCACGTATAAACACGATATTACCGCTCGTAAGCTCGCTGATCAGAGAGGCGGGCACCGAGGCAGGTAAGGATGTGGACGCTGAAATACTAAAAAACCCTGCATACGGCGACGTGGTAAAGCTCGTTACAGTAGACGTCGTAGTAAGAGCCCTAAGGCAGTCAACTACTGGCGAGCCTTTATCACAGGAGTCGCAGGGTGCTTTAGGGTATACGTGGTCCGGGACTTATGCAGTTCCGGGCGGCGGCGTCGCTATGTCGTTAATGGAAAACGAAAAAAAGACGCTGGGCTTTAAGCGGCAGCGCTTTGGGAGTATCACGCTATGGCCAAGATAAAAGGGGTACCGGTAACTTTATATGAGCAGACGGTAACGGGCTATGATGCTTTTGGAGCTCCAATATATGAGGAGACACCGGTAACGGTCGATAACGTACTGGTAGCACCCTTATCTGATCAGGAGATCCTTAACAGCGTAGACCTATACGGCCGTAAAGCTGTATATACACTGGCAATACCTAAAGGCGATACGCACGACTGGGTAAACAAGCACGTTACAGCGCTTGGTATAGAGTTAGAGACGTTCGGAGAGCCGCTTATAGGTATAGAGTGCGATATACCGCTAGAGTGGAACAAAAAAGTTAAGGCGGCTATATATGAGTAATACAGGCGTAGTATTTGAGTTAAACATAGAGGGCCTTAACGCTTTAATGAAAAGCGACGGTATGAAAAAGCACCTAGATAAAGCCGCTGCCAAAGTGCAGCAGGCCGCAGGCTATGGCTATGATCATAGAGTGGTCGAGGCCAACTACGTAGCTATAGGCCAGGTATACCCGCATAGCAGACAGGCCGCTAAGGATAACTCAGAGAATAACAGTCTAGTAAAGGCGTTACAGTCTGCAGGCTTGCCAATGTCAAAGGAGTAATAACATGGTTGAAAAGATCATATATGACTACTTAAAAGATAACGGACCGCTGCCGGCGTATATGGAGCGGCCTAAGACGGCACCTGCTGAGTACTGCCTTATAGAAAAGACCGGCGAAAACATAGCAAACCAGATAACGACAGCCACGATAGCCGTACAGGCTTACGGCAGCTCGCTTTTTAGGGCGGCTGATTATTGCAGCGAGATAGTAGAGCTCATGCGTGAGCTACCGCACTACTCAGGTGCCGTAAGCAGTGTAAAGGTTAACACTAATGGTAATTTTACAGACGTAGCAGCTAAAAAGTACCGATATCAGGCGGTCTTTTTAGTTACTTATTATGGATAAGAAAAGGAGCAGATATGGAGACAGTATCCAACGTATCAGCTGGCAAACCTGCTGCCGGCGGTGCTGTATATCGTGCACCGCTTGGAACCACGCTGCCTACAGACGCCACCACAGCGCTGAGCAACGATTTTACGCCGCTTGGCTTTTGCTCTGACGACGGGCTTACTAATAGTAACACCCCGGAGACAGACACGGTAAAAGCGTGGGGTGGTAAACACGTACTGCCACTGCTGAACGGTAAGACAGACACGTTCCAGTGCAAACTCATAGAGGTATTAAACCCTGACGTATTAAAGGCGGTGTATGGAGACGACAACGTAACCGGCACACTTGCCACCGGTATATCAATAGGCGCAGGCGCAGACGAGCCGGAAGAGTCAGTCTGGGTATTTGATATGGTTATGCGTGACGACGCTGTAAAGCGTATAGTACTACCAGACGCAAGTATCACAGAGCTTGGCGATATCGTATATAAGGACGACGAGGCCGTAGGCTATGAGATCACGCTTACAGCTATGCCGGGAGACGACGGCAAAACACATCACGAGTACATCAAAAGGGCCTAAGCAGGCCGTATAGCGGGCGGGCGCAAGCTCGCTCGCTTTATTTTTTAGGAGGTAAAAAAGCATGATAGTTAAAGGTGAGCTAAAAAATGGTTTTAAGTTTGAGTATGACGATAAGGTGTTTCACCTTATGCGGTTTATAG